GCGACTGGGTCGGGAACCTGACGTCCTACGACGACACGCTCGACCGGATCCTCGGCGAACTGGAGACGTCGGCCAACGCGCTCGGCGTCTCGACGGGGCACGGCTTCCGCGAGACGGTGATCGAGCAGGCCGAAGAGATCGCCTCGGACATCGACGGCTCGACGATGGACGAGATCCATGCCGACGTCGCGGAGATCGACGAGGACTTCGCCGAGACGATCCGGATGAACATCGCTCGGCTCGGTAACGGAGAGATCACGCCATGATCGCCGTCTACGAAGACACCGGAGGCGAGTTGAACCCCGACGACTACGAACCGACCGGACTGTACGGCGACGGCGAGTGGCTCGCTGACGGCGACGAGTGGGAGCAATACTACCCGGCGGGAACGCCGGAAGAAGAGATCGCCGCTCGACTCGACGGCCCGAGCCCGGTCGTCGTCGAAGTGACTGAGGGTTCAGACGAGATCCAGAGCCAGATCGAGAAGACGCTCGGCGACGGCCTCGAAGAAGGCGAGACCTCCTCGACCACCGACCGGGCGAACGACGGCCACGAGGGCAACGACGAGACGGACCCGCCGTGGGCGACGTCCCAGACCGAGCGGACGGCGAAAGACGCCGTCGGCCCGCCCCAGTCGACGCTGCTGGGCGTCGGCGACGACGTGACGGTCCTCGACGACGAGGAGGACGACGAGGAGGGCGAGGCATGAGCCTGAGAGACACCCTCGTCGAGACGTTCGAGGACGAGGTCATGAAGCAGAACCCGTGGCAACCCTACCGGGGGGACGCCGGCGGCGAGGGCTGGCAAAACTTGATCACCGGGGAGATCCGGTATCAGGACCAGCGACCGGGCGCTCAGGAGGGGATGCCGGAGGACTACGAGGGCGAGGTCCCCACGCCCGAAGGCGACGTTCCCGACGCCCTCTCGGAGATCGAGATCCACCCATCAGACGTCTTCGAGGCGGGCGACGAGGTCACGTTCGAGGACCTCGACACTGGGGCGGAACTCGACGCGGAGATCGTTGGGAACGTCGAGTCCGACACTGGCCCGTTGATCGAGGACGGGGACGGCGAGCAGTATCAGGCCACGTGGGAGGAGATACAGGAGGACCCCAGAGAGGAGTACGTCGCCGACCAGCCGCCCGACGGCTGGGCCGACGGCTGGGATGAACCCCCAGACGACCCCGAGGACCTCCGGTCGGGCCAGACAGTCGAGATCTACGACCGGGAGGAGGGCGTCTACAAGGAGGGCGAAGTCGAGAAGCTCGACGAGTGGGACGAGGGGATGTACGTCAGCGTCCGCACGGAGGACTCGGACATCTACGAGTTCCTCGACGGCGAGCCGACCGGGAGCGGCGAAGGCTCGCTCATGACGGCGGTCGAGGATCTGGTCGATCCCGACGTCATGGGGCTCCAGCCAGGGGAGTTCGACGCGGACCTCGAAGGGCTGGAGACCACTGTCTACAACGAGCGGACGGGCGAGGTCATCGAGGGCGAGATCGAGACGGTCGCTCCGAACATGAACGAAGTCGAGTTCTCCAGCGAGGACGGCCAGCACATCATCGCTGGCCCGAACTCGACCTGGAGTGTGGTCTCCGAGGAGGGACTCGACGAGATCGCGCTCTGGGAGGCCGAGACCATCGACACGATGGAACTCCAGCCCGACGACGCGACCGAACTCGGGGTGTTCCACGAAGGGGCGCTCGCGGAGATCGAGCACCCGGCTGAGGGTTCAGTCACGGGCGAGGTTCGGGTCGTCGACCACGGCGAGAAGGGCCGTCACCTGTACGTCGGCGACAGCGAGGTCGGGATCCCGCTCGACGACCCCAAGCACCCGCTCGCCCAGATCGAGATCGGTGACGTCGAGAGCCAGTGGATCGACCTCGAACAGACCGACGAGATGGAGCAGGAGTTCGGGATTGACGACGCGCCCGTCGACCTCGGCGACGAGGTCTTCTACGGCGGCGAGACGTACCAAGTGACCGCCGTCGACGGCATGACCGGCGAGATAGAACTCGAAGGTGGCGAGGTGACGTGGTCCGCCGACGAGGCCGCCTCGCTCGCTCAGTTCACGAAGCCGGTCGATATGCCGGACGATCCCTACGAGGCGGCGTGGGAGACCGGGCTCCCGGACTCGTTCAAACCCGAGGACTCTGTCGCGTTCCTGACCGAAGGCGGGAAGATCGAGGCCGACTCGGTCGTCGAGGACTACAACGACGGGACCATCGAGACCTACGACCACGGCGTCGTCGAGGACGACCAGATCCGGGTGTGGGCCGACACCGGGAAGCCCGCCGCCAATCAGGTCGACCCGGGGGATATTCACTCGGGGAGCGCCGTGACCATTGTCGAGGCCCAGTCTGACGGTTCAACCGAGACGTTCGAGGCGTACATCACCGAGGCCGACACCTACGGCGTCCCCAGGATAACCGCCGTGGACGCGGAGGGGGACGTCGGCCACTACGAACTCGACGAGCAGACCTACGGCGTCGTCGACCACGATATGTACGCCGACGCGGGCGACGTGATCGAGACTGTCGGTGACTGGCAGAACTACGAGACCGACGAGATGGTCGACGAGTTCTACGATCAGGTGGTCTCGGGCCGGCTCCACGACAACTACCTCTCGAAGCGGATGATCAAGGGCGAGACGCCCGCTATCTGGTGGTTCTTCAAAGAGAAGCAGGAGCAACTCCGGACGAGCTTCATGCAGCACTTCCCGCCGGACGAGGTCGAGGGCTTCTACGAGTCGATCTCGAACTGGAAGATGGCCTCGGGCTCGGACAGCAAGAACCGGCAACTCGAAGAGGCGTTCCGGGAGGCGCTCGGGATCGAGTCCCGAGTCCGGGGCGAACACGAGGACGCCCCGCACGGTCCTGGCCCGCCCGACGCTTGGGTGAAGATGGCCGAGGTCGCCGGGAAGATGTCCCAGCGGTACTACGAGGAGGTGGTCATGCCGAACACGGGCGGCCAACTGACCCGCGACTGTGCGGCGACGTCGCTCAAGTCGTTCATGCTGGAGTGGGCCGAGAACCCCGACGCCGACGAGTTCGGCTTCGACGGGCGAGCCCTCAACAACTTCCAGATCAATCCCGGGAAGTGGAACGACTGGCGGGTTACGCCGTCTGACGTCGGCCCCGAGAGCATTGGGCTGGCGACCGACTTCATGTTCAACCCGATGGAGACCAACAGAGGCGAGGACGAGATCTGGGTGATCCCCGACGAGGTGACGGTTGCCCCGGACCAAGTCGGGATCGGGGACAACCGGAGCGACCTCTCGACGGACGGTCACTTCGGCGGCGACATCGCCAACTGGACGGACAATCAGGTCCAGGCGGTCTCCCAGGAGATCGCCCAATACTACGAGGACCTGACGGTCGACGAGTCGGAAGTCTACCGTCCCGACGAGCTTTCCGACAAGCAGGTCGAGACGTTTCTCCGGGTCGCCGAACGGGCCGGCGAGGTCGGCATTACGGACGGCGGGGTGTCCAACTGGGTCAACCTCGTCGAAGCCGAAGCCGTCGAGCGCGGGATCAGCGCCCCCGACGCGCCGAGCGAACACCCGATCCTCGACAGCCCCGAGCAACTCCCCGAGGGCACGGAGGTCAGGGTGATGGACCACGGAGAGCCGATCTCCGGGGAGGTCCTCGGCTCGGAGGGCGACCAGTTGAACGTCAGGAACGTCGACACGGGCTACGAGGCGGACTTCAACCTCGCGAACGTGTCAGACGTCGTCTGGGCCCCGGAGAAGTACGGCGAGCCCGCCAACGTCGACCTGAGCGACTTCGACGTCGACGAGTTCGAGCCACTCGACGAGGTCTACATCTGGTCCGGCGGCGACTGGGAAGAGGGAAAGGTCTTAGAGGTCGACGAGGACGAGACCGTCGAGGTCTCACTCGACACCGAGCACGGCGGGACCGACTACTTCGACGAGTACGAGATCCAGAACGCGAACTACGTCGTCCCCCAGGACATGGTCGAGACCGGGACCGAAGAGTACCCCGACCCCGGCTCGACGGTCGAGATCGACGTTCCCGACGCCGTCGACTACGACGCCAACGCGGTCATGGCCGAGGTCGACGGCGTCGATCCCGACGGGAGCCTGAACGTCGGCTACGACGAGATCCCGTGGCTCGACACACCCGGGCCTGACGACATAATCGACGCCGATCAGGGGGTGAACGTCGATCCCGGCGAATACCAGACCGCGTCTGAACCTTCAGCGTCGGAACTCGTCGAGGAGCACGGCGGCGGGACCTTCTCGACGGGGACGACGGTCCCGATCCACGACGAGCACGGGTTCCCGAACGCCGAAGTCACCATCGGCGACCCGGTCGACATCGACTACGTCGACGGCCACGGGACCGTGGTGGACATCACGAGCGACCACCACCCGAAGGTCTACATCGAGGACGCCGACCATCCGTCGCTGGAGGCTGGCGACGTCGAAACGCTCTACCCGTCCGACGAGGTCTCGCCATCGACCGTCCCGGACGACTTCGGCGCGATCACGGACGGCTTCGACTCGGTCGATGAAGCCGACGCCTACACCGACGACCCGGTCGAGTACCTCGACCCCGAGACTGGCGATGTGGTCGAAGGCACCATGACCGCGACGTTCCCCTCGATGAACGCGGTCCACGTTGACGGCGTCGACGACCCCGTCCACTACGAGCACGTCCGACCGTCTGAACCTCCAGACGAGGGGATCGGGCACGACGACCTCGACCTCGGCTCGAACGTCGTCGTCGAACACTTCGACCCGGGAGTCGGGACCACCGAGGGGACGGTCATCGGGTTCAACGACGAGAAGATGAACTACATCGTCGACCTGAGCAGTGGCGAGGGCCAGCCAGCGCCATCCGAGATGTTCTACGTCGGGACCCACGAGGTCGAAGACATCAAGGGCGACGGCGAGGTCAACGACGAGGCCGTCCAGGTGGTCTCGGACAACCCGGGCTTCACCCAGGACCTCCCCGGCGGCAGTCCCGACCTCGCTGCTGGCGAGCCACTCGACGAGTCCGATTTCGAGGACGTCGAGACGGGCGACTATATCATGGTCGACGTCTCCGGGTCCGGTCAGCACGAGCCCGCCGAGGTCCACGGCCAGTTCGCTGACGGGTCGCACTTAGTCGAGTTTGATGACGGGTCGACGAAAGAGATCGGGCCCGACACCATGCTCGACCTCTACCACGCCGAGGACCCCGCGACTGAGGGTTCAGACGAGTCCTCGCTCGGGTTCGACGACGTCGGCGTGGGCGACACCGTCACGTTCGAGACCGGCTACGACTTGGAGTACGAAGGCGAGGTGGTCCACGAGCAGGGCGGGGCCGACACGATCCAGGTCGAGTTGCCCAGTGGTGACACGATGGAGGTTTACGAGGACGAACTCGAAGACGTGACTGAGGGGTCAGACGACGACGCCGACGAGTTTACCTCGATCCCACCCGAAGCCGTGACCGACGCCGGCCTCGGGACGGGCGAACAGTTCGAGACGACGATCCCTGGCGAGGGCACGACCGAGGTCATCGTCTCCGAGGTGTCAGCGGACCCATCGTACCCGGTGGAGGTCGAGACCGAGGACGGCTCCACCTACCTGATCTGGGACGACGGGGAGGTTGAATCAGCATGAGCGAATCGGAAGACGCCACCGACGACGCCCCACAGTTCGAGTTAGCGCCGGACGACTACTTCGACGACAACGACCCCCGTCAGCGCCGCGACGAGGAGGAGATCAACGCGGCCTACCTCCGACGGCTCTTCGAGAACTACTCGGAGCCGACGATCCGTGAGGTACTCGGTGAGGAGTACGACCGGAAGCGCCGCGAGTACGAGGCGGTCCGTAAGGGCGCTGAGAGCGCGCTGAACGGATCGAGGCTGGAGAAGACCCATGCACCCAACGACTGGCTGGAGTGCGACAGCGCGTTGCTGGAGGCCCACGAGAAGGCCGTCCAGTGGAAGGCGGACCAGCCCCTCGACGAGTACGACATCTCGAAAGCTCCCGGGATCTGGGAGAGCAGCGATCAGGTCCCGGACTGGGTGATCGAGGCGCTGGAGGAACTGATCCGCGCCGGGAACGTCGTCTGGCAGGGCGGCTACGAGCGGCTCCCGCCGAGCGCCGAGGCCCGGATCCAGCAGATCCTCGAAGACCGACTTACGCAACCGCAAGGATTCAGTCTCGACTCCCTCCTCGACGACCTCAAGGACGCCTTCCCGAACCAGGAGGACGAGTACCTCTTGAACATCCTTCGGAACGAGACGTCGGCCCTGCTGAACACGGCCCGCGAAGAGGCATACGAACTCCGTGACGACGTCGAGGAATATCTCTGGGACTGGAATGGTCCACAGGATCATAGGACGACGGATGTCTGTACGGAGGCTAAAGAGGAGATAGAAGATCGGGGCGGAGCCGTTCCTATGGACGAGTTGAAGGGGATACTCCATGAAAAGGCGGTGAAACACTCGGATAATGAAGGTACTCCGGGGCGGGTAGACGACTTTCAACCTCATTTTCAGTGTAGGCACACGTTCTACCGGCGAGTGCAAAGTATATAGTCTAAGAGACGTAATCCAGTCGTATGCAAACAGTCGAGTGCGACTGGTGTGGCGGTGAGATCGAGCGGTATGGATCGCAACTGAACGATACGAACTTTTGCGACCGCGACTGTTACGGGGAATACAGAAGTGCCTACGTCCGGGGCGAAGAACATCCCCAGTACGAGGGAGCGGTTGTGACCTACGAGTGCGAGGTTTGTGGGACCGAAAAAGAGATCCCTCGTGCGTGGGATCGGGAGGGGCACGCCCGATTTTGCTCCCGGGCGTGCAAAGCCAGTGCTGAACGTCTCGAAAGAGCCGATGTCCGGTTCTTGATGAACCCAAATGGGTATATTCTGATCAAGACCGGAAACGAACAGGTCCGACACCACCGGCTGGTCGCTGTCGCCGAGCACGGGTACGAAGCGGTTGTCGAGAAAGACCACGTTCATCATGTCGACGGGACGCCGTGGCTCGACTTCGGTCTGAACCTTCAGCCAGTCACCGCCTCGGAGCACGCACGGATTCACTCCGACGGGGATCTCCGCGATCCGTTCGCCTGATGGTACAGGACATCTGACCGCTTTCGGGCAGTTTTCGCTGAATACTGGGGGAAAGTGACAAGTCGCTGGCTCCCGTAGTAACACATGGAGCCCTCGAACCGGCTCCCGGTGTCGACCCGGCCACAGGTCGCCATCGTAGCACGGTGGACCCATGTCCGAAGCCACTGAGCCCTCAGACGAGGGCACGGCCGAGGAGTATCGACGCCCGACGCACGTCGAGCAGTACGGGCTGGCGCAACACCAGCCCGGCCTCGACGAGTTGATCTCGATCTCGTGGACCGGCTCCGCGAGGGAGATGATCCACGAGCAGGCCCGGGAGGCATGGAGCGCCCTCGAACCGCGAGGGTGCGTTCTTCCGCGCTTCGAGAACCACGAGAGCGTCGTCCAGATCCGGACGTTCCCGGAGGCGAAGGCGCTGTACGGACTGATCACCGACGAACTCCACCGTCGGCAGATCGACCAGCGCCAGCGGAACAGCCTCCACAACGCCCGCGACCAACTCGAAGACGGCTTCGAGGACCGGGTCGAGCGGGTCAGGGAGAAAGCCGGGCACTACTGGAACGGTCACAAGGTCCGGGCGACGGGGGAGTTCCCGTCGCCGAGCGTGGCCGTGGACGACGTCCGGCTCGACGCGCCGGTCACGGACGACGACTTCGTCCGGGCCCGGGTGAAGTACCACACCAGCCACCGACCGAGTGAGGACGAGGTCGAGCGGGTAGTCAGCGAACTCTCGCTCATGTACGACCTCGATGCCTGAGGGTTCAGGCCGATACACGTAGCCGTCTGAACCCTCAGCAAGACTTTTCATGCAGGGCACTTAAAGGAGTGATAGGCGCTGAACCCCCAGACGCCGTCGATCAATGCCAGAGTGTAGTAATTGTGGTACGAACGTCCCGCTCCGGAAGTCCCTGAGTGGCCGCCCACTCGAAAAACAGGACCGCGAGTGTCCTGACTGTGGGAAGCAACTCAGCGTCGAGGACACATCCCGGCCCCACGCCCTGGAGAAGTAGCCATGCCGGACGCAGTCGAGGAGACCGTCCAGGGGATCCTCGACGACCCCTCGTCGACCGACGACGAAGCGGAGGCTTACGCCATTGCGTGGGACCAGCACGAAGAGGATGCGGAGAAGAGAGCCGATTTGGCGAAGTCCGCTCCGAACGGCTCCATCGCCAAGATAGAGTTCGAGGTATCGACCGAGGGTTCAGTCGGCGCGATCTTCAAAGCCGACGACGACTACGTGATCTGGGGACCCGCCAGCGTCGAAGTGGTCGACAAAGAGCGCGACCGAATCAAGGCTAAAGCCCTCGAAGACGCTCTCCCGCAACTGCTGAAGCGAAAACGACTGTCCTACGAGCACTCCGACCAGATCGTTGGCGACATCCTCGAACGGTTCGAGACCGACGAGCCTGTCGACGTGGAGATCGCGGGGAACACGTACAAGCGAGACGAGTTCCCGACGGACGTGCTCGAACTGGACGGTCTGAAGCCGGGTCTCTACGTGGCTGGGAACGTCTACAACGACACCCAGAAGTCACAAGAGGTCCGAGAGGAGATCGAGAAGGGAGAGGTCGACAGTTACTCGATCAGCGGCGAGGCTATCGTGACCGAGATGGCCGTCAAGGACGGCCAGACGTTCACCGATATTCTCAAACTGGATCTGAGTGCTGTCACGCTGTGCAAGGAGGGCATGAACCAGAAAGCGAAGTTCGCCGTGGTCTCGAAGCAGGCCGCGTCGACGCCGCTGGACCCTCAGCGTGCGGTTTCACTCGCCAAGTCACGACTGGACAACACCATGAGCAACGACGACAACGACGACGACGTTCAGAAGTTCGTCGACGCTCTCGACAAGACACTGGAAGAGCGACTCCCCGAGGGGGAACTCGCTACGAAAGAGGACGTCGAAGAGATGGTCGACGAGCGTCTGAAGGCACAGGAGGGCTCCCCGAGCGAGGGGACGCCCGAGCGACCGGACGGAGAAGGCGACCACGGTCAGGAGACCGACCCCGAGCACGAAGGGGACAACCCTGACAACACCGCCTCCGACTCCGACAAGGTCGAGGAGAAGAGTGACGCCTACACGATGGACGAACTGAAGGCGGCTCTTCCGGACGACCAGTTCAAGGCCATCGAGCCGCTCCTCGAACGGGGCGACGGCCCACCCGGCGGGTCCGAAGACGAGATGATGGGCGACCAGCCCGAGGTCGACCCCGCCGAGGACAAGCCCGAGGAGATGGTCGAGCCGGAGATGCCGGACGTCCAGCCGGAAGAGGAGAACGAGGAGGGTCAAGCGGACCCCGTCCTCGCGTCGAAAGCGGTCGACAACCTCGACTGGGACCGGCTCAGCGAAGGGCAGAAGCGGGCGCTCGCAAAGGCGGGTTCCGTCGAGAAGTCCGAGAGCGGCGTCCGGGCCAACACCGGAGTCGGCGCGGGCGCGGCCCCTGCCCACGCCGGGAGTCGTGCTGACGCCGACGAGGTGGCGAAGGCCGACGGTGACGCCGTCGCCGCCGACCCGGCGCTCCGGAAGGTCTACGACGACGAGGGCACCCCTCAGATCTGAACATGAGCGCAGGAATCAGACAGCAGATCGCAAAGGAGAGCACAGTCGACGCGGGCGGCGTGAACGGTATCACGTCTGTTTCGCTGGAGACCGACTTCAACGAGCGGATGCAGTTGATGAAGTCGGACTACGCGAAGCAGTACCTCGCCAAGCGTCAGATGAACCGGGGCGGTCTCCGGAACGGGAAGTACGAGACCCAGGCCCCGACGCGGGAAGGCGAACGCCCCGGCTCGGTCTACAAGGCCGACGGGTACGTCAGAACGATCTACGACCTGATCGACCTCCACTACAACTTCATGCCCCAGGCGATGGGGAAGACGAGTGGGGTCTCGAAGGCGAACGATCCGATCCTGACGGACACGCCGGGCGTCCACAACGAGGTCTACGGGAGTGACGTCTTCGTCCTCCTGAACTCCGAGCAGAACATCTTCGGCGTGCTGGAGACCCGTCCGTGGAACAAGTCCGGTGAGCGTATCATCGACGCCTTCGCGGACGCGGTCGCCAGCGGCGGGGTCGGTGAGAACGCGACCATCGGCGACGGCCAGGACATCGAGACCACCAAGCCGGGCTTCGACACCTTCGAGACGTCGCCCCGGATCATCGCCCACTCGTTCGACGTCTCCCAGGTCGAGCAGTTGCTCGCCGCGACGGACGACGACGCCATCGCGGACGACCCGTTCGCGCTGCTCCGCCAGTTCTTCGGCGAGGGCCTCCCGGACCAGCAGACCGGGGGTGGGGAGCACCCGAAGCACATCAACGAGATCCTGGGCCAAGACGCCACGAGCGTCGGTTCGCCGGCCAGCCAGAACGAGATCCTCGCGGTCGACCAAGCCATCGCCGACTCCACGGAGGCGACCGAGTACGAGACGGCGGACAACGAGTACGACATCTACGGGTTCGACCGGAGCGCCGGGGAGTTCGAGTCCAACGTCATCATGGACAACAACAACCAGGTGTTCCACCTCGACCTCCTCGACGACGCGATCAGGCTGGTCAAGGAGAACTCGGAGAAGAACCCCCAGCAGAACCCGCAGGACTACTTCTTCCTGACGGGCCACGACACCTACCAGCGCGTCGAGAACGAGATGGGTGGCAAGGAGCGGATCGAGACGGTCCGCACCCAGACGGGGTTCAACGGCGTCCAGACGAACCCCGGGAACGACGTCGGGGTCGCTGTCGCCGAATACAAGGGGATCCCGATCATCGAGTCCGTCGACGTTCCGGCGGACGACCTCAGCCGCGTCTACCTGATCGACAAGACGTCGCTGTGGCTGAAGATGCTCCTCCCCACCCAGTTCTACTCGACCGGGACGGAGGTCGGCGACGGGCCGTTCCCCATCGGTCGACTCGGGAACCAGGGAGCATACGTAACTATCGGCGAACTGACTCTCAAAAACCCCGTTACGCAGGCCAAGGTGCGGGACTTGGAGTGATAGGAGTCTGACACATGAACAAGCGAGTCCAAGCAGGCGACGTGTTCACTTGCTCTCAGTGTGGCGAGGAGTTCGTCCTCTCCTACGCCCGGGACGGTGAACCGAAATACTGCTCGACGGAGTGTACCGGGGAGGCCCAGCGGTCCGTGAAGACCGTCGAGTGCTCGACCTGCGGGGCTCCCACGGACGCCGACTCTTGGGAACTCGAACGGAACGACAGGCACTACTGCTCACGGGAGTGCTGGCGGGAGAGTCAGCGTAACCGTCTGGAGGTTCAGTGCGAGGTCTGTGGTACGACCGAGGAGGTCACGCCGACCCAGGCCGAGACCTACCGGACGTGCTCGCGGGAGTGCTGGTTGGTCATTCAGTCCGGCGAGTTCAGCGGCGAGGGCAACCCGAACTTCAACTCGGAGTTCGACGTCGGCCAAGCGGTCAAGGACTACGAGTCCGGGATGAACACCATCGAGGTCGCCAAGCGACAAGGTGTGTCGGACAACACGGCACGTCTTCGCCTCGATGAAGCGGGCGTCGACCTCGACGATCCCGGTTTCCCGAAGAAAGTCGAGACTGAGCGCGGCGACCTCGTCCGGTCGTACTACGAGAAGCAAGTCGCCGAATGGCTGTTCGACGAAGACATCGAGTACGACTACGAACCGGACGGGTTCCCCGGGCCCTACATCCCCGACTTCGTCGTCGACGGGACGGTGATCGAGGTCTGGGGGTTCAGCGGGAAAGAGTACGAGGCTCGCCGCGCCGAAAAGGAACGGTGGTACGCCTCGAACAACATCACCGTGATCGGGATCGAGCCCGACGACATCGGTGATCTCGAAACCCACCTGGAGGATCAACCATGAACCTGACGGTAGCAAAGGTCCGGTACACCGGACGGAAGGGAACGCACACTCGTCGAGCACCGACGGGTGAGCGCGTCCGCTTCCACCCACGGAACCGCTCCGACCCGTGGGTCGCCATCGAGGACGTCGAGTTCGCCCGTGAACTCGAAGAGACGAACAACTACGAGGTCGACTGGACCAAGCGAGGCGTCCTGACCGCGAAGGGCGCGGCCGTCCTCGACTGGGGCTACCAGAAGAAACGTAGCCTCGCGGCGGACCTCGACCTCTCGTTCGACGGTCAGCCCGACGAGGACGAACTCGACGACGAACTCGAAGCGTACATCGAGACGATGGAGGAGCACGGAGGACCGTAACACATGGCAAGCACAGAAGACATCACGCTCAACGGGGTCAGCCCGACGGGCCAGCACGAGCCCCACTACGGCGACGAGAAGACCGTCTACGACGAGGTCACGCTTGGAACCTACGACTCGGGGAGCGACGGGAACGGTAACTCGTTCGACGTCGCGGGGATCTACGGGTTCGCCCGGCTCCTCGAAGTCCGAGTCACCGTGCTCGGCTCCGACGCGGCTGACTACTACGCGGTGTACGACTACACGAACAACTCGGTCTTGGTGTTCAACCGAGACGGAACCGGAGAAGTCGCCCAGGGCACGGCCCTGAACATCGACATGAGGGTGAGAGTCGAAGGCACGGGGACGTAACCTCTCATGTCCCAGCCCATCATCCGCCACTCGATCAAGGGAGCCACGGGGGTCGGGGTCGGTAGCGCGGTCGACGCCCTCGGCCACTACCACACCGGGCTGTTCGTCACGACCAGCGCGAGCGAGCCGGTGACGCTGAACGTCGAGTTAGAGGTCACGCCGGACGGAACCCACTGGGCCACGGCCAACGACATCAACGAGACAGCGGTCGAGGTCTCGATGGACGAGATGACCACCGACCCCGACAGCGGCCAGGAGACGGGCCACGTCAAAACGCCGGGTCTGTACGGCCTCGCGTTCCGGGCGCGGATCACCGGGTACGACGCGGCCGGGACTGTCGACGCATGGGTGATCATCGGCGGGAACGCCGGACAGGGACGCAAACCAACAGGCCGGAAGGGTCCCGTCACGGACCTCGGCGTCTAACCCATGTCAGTAAGCGGCGAGATAGGCACCGAAGCGGAACTCTACTGCTCGCCGAGCGACGTCACCCGGTTCATCCGCCCGCGAGACCCGAACGCTGAGGGGACAGCCGAAGTCACCGCCGAGGCGTTCCACGACGAAGGCCACGTCGACGGCCCCACGACCCCTACCCGGTCGGCGGTGATCAAACACATCGAGGGCGCGTCCGTTCGCCTGGAACGGAAGACCCAGCAGGCGTGGCGGGCGAACACCGTCACGAACGAGACCCACGACCACAAGGGCCTCTACTACTGGCTGAGCGGCCATCCCATCGACCTGATAAAGCGGGAGATCCGCCCGCTCGACGCGAGTAAGGGCGACAAGCTGGAGGTCTACACAGGCCGCTGGGAGAACTGGCTCACCGAGCCCGGCATGGAGTCGGGCCGCGACGGCGACTACTGGATCGACGGCCCGAACGGGCTGCTATGGGTCTACGAGCGCGCGATCCTCCGGCCCCACCCGAAGTTCCGGATCACGTACCGCTACGGGTACGACATGGTCCCGCACGACGTCCGTGAAGCCGTCGCCAAGCGAGCGGCGGCGGACATCATCACGGGCGACTTCTACGGGACCGTCGTCCCCGGCAACCAGCAGGGCGAGAACGCCGACCCGTCCTACTTCGCCGACATCTGGCGAGAGGACTTCAAGGAGGTCGCCCGGGACTACAAGAAGATCAGTTTCGTCTAAGGGTTCAGGCATGGGAGACGTCACCACCGACGACGGCGGCGATCCGACGAAGGCGATCATCGAGCACCTCGACGGCAACGGGAAGCGGATCACCCGCGAGGCGATGGACGTCTGGTTCGCCAAGTCACAAGATCGCCTGATCGCCGCCGCCGAGCAGCGAGCCGGTGGGCAAGGGGCCGACGACTCCGAGGGGCGGACCTACCGCGAGAAGAACAACCTCACGGATATGCTCGACGAGTTCCAGCCCCCCGTGTGGGTCGAGGACGAGGACGCCTGGGTGTTCACCGTCACCCACTCGGCAGCGGTGTTCCACGAGTTCGGCGCTGAAGGCCACGAGATCCGGGCCCGACAGGCCCAGGCGCTCGCGTTCGAGTGGCCCGACGCCCCCGAGGAGATCAAAGAGCAGTTCGAGGACTCCTTTCCCACGGTCTTCTTCAACAGCGTCGAGCACCCTGGGACGCCCGCCATCGGGTTCATCCGGTATGGCCGCGAGAAAGCCCGTCAGCGGCTCAGCCGGGCCGGGTTCAGCGTCGAGTCCTTCGGCGAGCGAGGAGGCGGCGGGTAATGGCGGGTCGAACGGCCTTAGCCTACCTGCAAACCCTCTTCGACCAGAACTGGCAGGCGGACGTCACGGGCCGAGACCGGACCGTCCCGAAGCCCCTGATCAAACTCGCCGCCGACTCGACGACCACGCGGGTCAGCCAGATCGACGGCGACGTGATCTTCGTGACCGACGGCGGCCCCCAGTCGATCACGCCGAAAGCGGCCCACTGGGATCACCGGGAGGTCGCGTCCCTCGTGACGGTCGACATCCGGACACAGCATGGCCGTGGCCGGCTCGAAGGCGTTCGGAACGACCAGAACGAGGCCGAGGAGTACGGCGGCCTCCGGGGCGAGGTCCAGCGGATCCTCGACATCGTTCGACGCGGAGACAAGGAGTACGATCTGATCAACGGCTACGAGTGGAACGACCTCTCGGAAGACGTCGGCTTCCAGTTCTGGCGGGGGACGTGGGAGATCCGGCTGACGCAGGTCGCCACGAACATCGACCCACCTGAACCATGAGAACCGTAACACCCATCGAGGCTGGTAGTAATGGACGCTGAGGAGTTGTATAGCGAGTGGACCGACGGCGAACAGAACGGTATGCGGCCAAAGCGAGTTCAGGTCCTCCGGGACGACCTCGCCGAGGCAACCGGGATGTCGATCCCGCACAGCGTACCCGAGTTAGAGGGGTGGATGGACACCATGACTTCCTCCGGTGTGCTCACACGGAAGCTGCGTGAAGCCGCTGAGGGTTCAGACGATCCAGACGAGGAGGGGAAGGAGGACTCGGAGACGTAACTTGTTGTCGAGTAGACGCCTCAGGTTCACCGTGTGGCTCGGCCTCGTCATGATCCTCTCAGCGTTCACGCTGTGGCTGGCTCAGGCGACGTGCGACGGGCTCTGGTTCCTCTTGGGACGGTAGATCCTCGCCCCCGTTTTTCGGATCGCCCCGCCCGTCGAACCCAGATCCAACACAACCCGGATTCTCGAAACCTGGAGGGGTATCTCCGTCTGGACCCTCAGCGGGCGTCCCCGTCTGAACCCTCAGCCTCCCAAACCTCATAACACTCGCGTCTGAAGGTTCAGCCATGCCAGCGCCTACTGGTGCTCACACGACACTCTGGTATCTTTGGGAGGAGGACGGTAGTGGCAGCCTCGACTTCGCGGTCGGGGCCGGAACCAGCGACGGCGACCGGAAGCCGTTCGGCGGGGACGCCACGCTGAACCAGTTTGAGGGCGGGAACAACGCCGTCGACATTTTCGAGCCGAACAGCCGACGGATGGCCCAACTGGTCGCCCAGCACTTCGACGGGTCGTTCACGGTCGACTTCGAGTGGACGAACTCGTGGTGGCTGAAGGGCCTGATCTCCGATCCCTCGACGGTCGACAACGGCGACGGGACCTACACCCACACGTTCGACGGCGACACCCCGTTCCCGTTCGTGATCTGTGCGGGCTACGACGACCGGGCGACCGACGTGTCGGGCCAGCAGGACGAACGCTACCTCGAAGGGTGCGTCGTCCAGTCGGCCACCGTCGACGTCTCCACGGAAGGCACAGCGGACGTTTCGCTCACGGGAGCCTACGTCAACGAGGACTACCAGGAGGACGTCGCGCTGGCGGCCCAGCCGAGCCTCAACGAGGACGTCATGACGTTCGCCGACGCCATCCTCCACCTCGACGGCTCCGTGCTCTCGCTCGTTCAGGACGCCTCCGTCGAGGTCAACAACAACACCGACATCATCCGCGAACTCGGGACTCGCGTCGGCGTCGACTACTCGCCGAAAGCCCTGATCCCCTCGGTCGACTACACGAAGATCCACGAGAACGAGACCGAGATCGAGGATATGTACGGGGAGACGGCGGCCACCTCCGTCCAGCAGAACGTCGACACGGACAAGGACATGAAGTTCGAGGTCGACAACGGCGAAGCCGCCGGGAGCGGCCTGAATCAGGCCCAGTTCGACATGGGCGGGTCCCTCCCGGACACCGTCGGGACCGAGAACGTCGGCAACCCCCAGGAGGACCTTCAGGAGTCGATCAACCGGCGGCTTCAGGACATCTCGGCGAAGGCCACCAACGAGGTCGCCACCGCGAGGTAATCGTGACCCGAACCACCACCGTCTCCATGACGGCTCGGGTCGAGCAGATCAAGACCGACGAGGTACTGCCCCGGGTCGGACAGGTCGAGCAGATCAGGGACCAAGCCGAGGAGTTCGACAACCCGTGGGAGATCCCGGACGACCTCGAACAACGGTACGAGCGCCTCCAGCGAGAGATCAAGAACCTCGAAGGCGAAGCCGACACCCTCGAACACTACGCCGACGAGTGGGGTAGCGGCACCTTCGAGATCCGGGAACTCTCGGCGGGCGGCGTCGGGATGATTCAGGACGACGTCGCCGAGGCGTCGGACATCGACGTCCAGGGCGGCGGGACCCCGAAGGGCGGCTACGCCCGGACCCGGGCGACCGAAGTCGCCGTGAAGTCGAAGCCCGACGACGCGCCGCCCGTCGAGGAGATGCCGGACGCCGTCGTCGACTGGCTCTACGACTGTATCGACGAGTTCAACACGACCGGGGACGTCGAGATGGGAAATTTCTCGCTCCGAGCGGAGATGATGCAATCGGAGAACTGATCGCTGACATCGTCTGGATGGGTCATGATCCGTACCAAATCTCGTTCCGTCACGCGATCAAATACAACGAGTACGCCGAGGACCTCTGGGAGCACCGCGCGGCGGTCATCACGAAGGCCATCGCGGACGCCTTCTCGTAGCGGGCCCACGAGGCGCGTGACGCCGTCTGACCCGTCAGCCGCCCCATCGCCCGGCCCAACGAGTGAACGATCACACAGCGGCTCTCAGCGTCGTCACAGGGACCCCAGCCCATGAGTCCCAGTCGACCACCGGCGAAGATCGTCGACCGGGACTTCGACGACGAAACCCTCCTCTACAACATCGACCAGAACGCCGCGACCCGGAAGTCGAACCCCGAGGTCGACGCGATCTACTCGCGGCCCTCCAAGAACGCCTTCATCGTCGACCTGGAACAGGAGGGCCAGCTTCAGGTCAACGGGCGAGCCTCGGCGTTCCGGATCTCGAACAACCCGGACTACTCCGACGACCCGCTGACCGCCCTCGCGGAGTACGCCGCCCGCTTGCTCGCTCACGTCAACGCGAACCAGGGCGTCGGCTGGCGGATCGAGAACGACTACACGGGCCGCGAGATCCCGTGTATTATCGAGAACGTCGAGATCATCCGTCGCCGGGCCGCGAAATACGAGTTCCAGTACGCCATCACGGTCAGGACTGGCGACGGCATGATGACGCCCTGGTCGCTCGACCCGGAACTCGCTGACCCCTCAGGCGGCGCTCGCCTCGCTGGGGAGGACCTCCACGAGATCGAGGAGATGATGATCTCGAAGCGCCAGCGCCTCCGGACCCACCCTTACGCCACGCCGCGCCCCGTCGAGGCCAACGAGATCCAGGCGTTATCCGGCGCGGAGCGGAACATCACGATCAGAGGCAACGTACCCGGGGACGAGTCGGTCCGGGCGTCGTTCGACGAGTCGATCCGCTCGAAGATCGGCGTCAACGAGACGGTCGACTTCGAGTCGCCGTTCCCCGGTGAGACGTTGGAGGTCGTGGTGATCAACCACGACGCGACCCGGGAAGCCGGTCAGACCCAGATCGGCCAGTATAACATCGAGACGGTGGAAGGGACCACCGGAGCCTGAACCCTCATGCCAACTGGATCAGTCCTCGGCCTGACCGCGAAACTCGGCGTCGAGACCGACGACCGACAAGTCGAGCGAGAGACGAGGAGCCTGAAAGAGAAGCTCTCCGACGCCGCCGAGGCCGAGATGTCGGCGGACATCGACACGCTGAAAGGCGACATCAGCGAAGCCATCGAGTCCGCCACCGAGGACGCCGACTGGGTCCCCGACGGCCTCGGGACCGCTATCTCCGGGGCTATCGGCGGCTCGGGCCGCGCCGGGTCAAAGTTCAGCGACGAGGAGAAGGGCCGGCTCACCCAGCGGATGGAGGCGCTCGGCAACGTCAGCGGCGGGATCGACAGCCTCGGCGGGGGTGGTGGCGGTGGGGGTGGGGCCGCCGCTGGCGCGGTCGCCGGGGATATGTTCTCCGGGATGAAGGGCGCTGGCGGGAAGTTCCTGAAGGTCGGGCTCGCGGGGGCCGTCGGCCTCGGGATCCTCTCGAAAGTCGCCTCGCTGGCCGACGCCGCCCCCCGGATGCAGAAAGTCCTGTCCATGCAACAGCGCGCCATCGGGCTGTTCG